CCAATAGATTGGTGTGAATCCTACTTCAAATCCAACTTCGTCTAACATTTGTGCCATTCTGTATTGAACATCACTTCTTGGTGCACTCATTACGAATGCAAATGAACCAGGTTTTAATACTCGTAAGGATTCCTCAAATATTTCTCTTGGTGGTAATGTATTATCCCACGACTTACCCATAAAACTATATCCGTATGGTGGATCCGTACAGAGTAAATCTACCGAATTATCATCAAGTTTTTTTAATTCTACTAAAGAATCTCCATTGATTAATTTATTCATGAGTTTTCTCCGCCATAAAGTTCAATCTATTGAAAGTGGTATGTAACCAACTATTCAAGTTAGGTAGGGCTGTATACATTTTATCTTCTAAAAACATCTTTTGAAACTTATGTTTCACTATTCTCTGAATTGGATTAGATGTTATATTTTGTATTTTCAATTTAGAATTGCCTGATATATTTACATCATCTAAATCCATAAGTTTTTTATTTAATAACATTTGATCCTGTGATTCAGATATATCTTCACATAGTTTGTATTTATCCTTTTGTACTGATGCACTTTTTAGTACATCTTCTATGGTGTGTTTATGTGAATCTTCTAAAAATGGAAAATGTTTTATCAAAGATTTCAATCCAACACCCTTTACTCCAGGTATACTATCACTTACATCACCATCTAACATTCTATACAATAAAAAATTATGAGAAGAAATACCATACTCCTCTACTACTTTTTCTTCATCATACATTTTCTTTTTAGTTGGTGAATATACTCTGATATTTTCATCAACCAATTGTAGAAAATCTTTATCAGTAGACATTATAGTAGATTTTGAATCTTTGAATATATGTTTTGCACAATAACCAATCACATCATCGGCTTCTATACCATCCATATTGATTATAGTAAGTGGTAGGCACTCTAAATACTCCACAATTCTATTCAATTGGAAAACCATCATTTTCTTTTCTTCATCACGAGTAAGAAAATCATGAGTTCTATTCAATCTATGGGACATTTTTCTTCCCATTTTATATTGTGGATATATTTTTCTACGGCGGTTAGACCCACCTTTTCCATCAAATACTATGATGGTTCGAGTGGGTCTTACCATATTAATAGTGTATCCTATTGATCTTAGAAAACCAACTATTCCACCAATGTGAACCCCATCCTCATTGGTAGTTGGTATTGCGGAAAATACTCTAATAAAAGTATTTAATCCGTCTATAAGTAAAACCGAATCATTAGGTTCACCACTATCTACCTTACCGCCAGATTTTTTTATCTCTTCAAGTATAGATAAATGTTTCTGGTTAATCACCGATAACCTCATCTGTGAATTCTACATCATCAATACCAAGTTTTTCTTTGTATTGTAATATAACCTTATCACAAATGATTTTATATACGTATTCTCTTAATTCATCATTTTCAGTAATTAATTCTTCCCAATCTTTAGATTGAAATTTGTGTTCTTTACCTTTTTCATCTGTAAGAGTATACCAAGCACCACCAACCTTTACTAACTTGTGTTCTTTCAACACAGTCAACCATGCACCATAATTATCTATTCCTCTATCGAAATACATATCATAATCTGCATGTCGTAATGGTGGGCCCAATCGATTCTTAACAATTTGTGCTCTACATTTCATACCCAATACATTTTTACCTGTATCTTTGATTTGCCCCATATTCTTTAAACGAATACGAGTTGAAGCGTGGAATGGTAATGCTTTTCCACCACTTGTAGTCCAAGGGTCGCCAAACATTACTCCTAATTTTTGTCTTAATTGATTAGTGAATACGAGAGCTATTCTCTCACGACCAATCATTTGAGTAATTTTTCTCATTGCCTTTGATATAATGATTGCTTTGGCTGTTGCCCAACCATCTTTATCAAAGTCTGCCTCTAACTCTACTTTCGTAGTAGCTCCAGCAAGTGAATCAACTAAAATAGTTACTAATCTATCTTTATCTGATTCACGGACTTTAGTTACGATTTCTTCAATCGCCTCAAAGATATCCTCTACGGTTTCTAAATGTAGATATAACATCTTACTCATATCAATTCCAATCACATCCATAAACTCTTGGGAAACTGAAGTTTCAGTATCAATATAAACTGCCACTCCATCTTTCTTTTGAGTTTCTGCGAGAATGTGAGCACCAAGTAGTGATTTACCACTTGATTCTAATCCATTGATTTCTGTAATTCTACCTACGGCAATACCACCATTTGGTTTATTTGATATTGCCAAATCTAACATAGAACTACCAGTAGATATAAAATCTTTTATATCTGTAGGTGTGTTATCTGTACCATCAAGAAAATATGCTACTTTGGTATCTTTGAACTTTTTATTTAGTGAATCGGCTAAAACATTAGCTAAAACATCGTTTACGGACATTCATTTTCTCCTTTAAAAGAGGAGCCGCCAATTAAGACGGCTCCAAGTGTTTGTTAGGAATTAAACAGATCATCAAAAGCGTCTGAAGTATTTGATACTTTAGAAGTTTCTGAAAGTTGGTTGGGAGATACAGTTTTTTCACCTGTATCTTCTTCTGATGAAGTTTCATCAGGATTTAACCATTCATTCAGTATTTCTGTCAAATCATCATAGCTTTGCTCTTGATAAATGTCACGAATATCCTGTTGTTTTTTAACCAACTCAAGTATATCAGGTTCATCTGAAACTGGTGTTTGATTTGGTTTAACGCGAATGTTAGTCTTAGGGAAACTTGCTCCTGTTTCTTCAGCTGATAGAAATTCTACCACGACATCTCTACCATTTACAGGGTCAGTTATATCACCATAATCAGGATCAGCGATGATGGAAAGTAATTCTTGGTATACGGTTTTACCGAATCCCCAAAATTTTACTCCTTGTTTCTCCTCACCTCTCACAATAACTGGAGCAAAAGTTCTCATTTTTGCTTCAAGTTTTCGTGATAATTGATAATCTTCTTTATTACCACTTGCACGAAGTTTCTGTGCAAATTCTTCAATTGGGTCAGGACGACCAAAACTGATTGGTGATAAATAAGAACGATTATTTAGATTGTAATGAAAAAACAACTCGATAAAAGGATTGTCCTTATTTAGTTCATAAGGCACAATTCTAATTTGTGTTTTACCTGGTTGTGGTTTCCAAAGACTTGATGTACGATTGTTTGTTGTTTGAAGCTGATTTAGCCTCTTACGAATTGCGTTTAAGTCCATTAAGTAATCTCCTATTATTATTATTCATTTATTATTTAGTAATCAAGTATAACCTTGATACACTAATAAGTATTATATATATCTTCTAAAATACAATTTTTTTTAAAAAAAAAGAGACTCGTGTTTTTCAAGTTTGAAATAAAGTGGAAACTGAAAATATTGAGCCTCTTTTTAAAATGTTCGAAAATATTGGGGGTGTGGAATAACCATTTCCACATCTTGTCACTCTGATTATTACCTTCATACCTTGTTTCCAAAAGTTACTTTGATTCTCTTTAATGCTATTAACATCGGTAGAGCGAATACAACTTCTAAACAAGTACCTTAACCCTCAGAGGGGAATTTATTCGGTCAGTTTACAGGAAGATTTCCTTTCGGGTACTTCCAATGAAGTGAAAAAGTAGGTTGCTTTTTCTAATTTAATTGACTTGAACTCCATCATAAGATGTCTCTCAATATTACCACCATTTAGGTGAATATTTCCCCACTACAGGGAATCAGGATACTTTACAGACCTTCTTCAAAAAATCTGTTATTCAGTCAACCCCACAGAAAGGTGTACGACCTCTCTGCTCTCCAATTTTCAAAAAACAATGTCTCTATCTCTAAAGACATATAATATATATGTATATAAATTCTCAAAATACATATTTTTTTTATTTTTTTTATTTTTTTTTATTTAGTTAGGATCATCTTCCTTTTTAGATTTCCCACCAAAAATTCTGCTCCAAAAACTACCTTTTTTCAAAGCTTCTGATTTACCAACATCTTTACTACAATTATCACATTGTTCATGACTTTTCATTTTAACTTTTGCTTCAGTTGTTGGTT